CAATCACTAAGGCTAATCCAGCACAAGCCATTGAAATGCTTGATAATCCAAGTCCGTTAAACTTTTTTCCTATGTTCTGCCATAGTGTCTGCGCTTCGTGCGTTTTTGCTTTATCCATCGCTAAGCCAATCAGAGCCTTTTCTTTGTCTTCACCAATAGTTTCAGCAAGCATAAGTATCTGATTTTCATTGAGATAACTTCGACCTTTTCTTACTTCTGTGAGCATTTGAGGGCTTACACCTAGGTCATGAGCAATCTGCTTGTATTGAATGTAGTTCATTTGCTCTTTGTAAGCATCAATGAGCTTGTTTGTGTACATTTCTGCTTTTCCTCTAATCACGCTATTGGACTGATTTTAGTCTTTTAGTACAGATTTTGCTGTGTTGACGGTACAGAAATATCTGTATTTAATCACTACAGAATTTACTGTATCAGACCGCCTTAGCTTTGGGCGTTTGCCCTTGACGCTTTCGCGCTAGGCTTTGGCGGTCGCTCTCTTAACTAGTCAAGGCGTTGCAATGAAAAAACTTTCTACTGAAAATGCGATCATTATCGATACAGAAACTACTGGCTTAGGCGCTGACGCAGAAATTGTTGAGTTCACTGCTATCTGTGCTCACACTGGCAAAGTTATCGTGAACGAACTTGTTAAACCTACATGTTCGATTCCTGCTGACGCAACGGCTATTCATGGCATCACCGATGAAGACGTTAAGGATGCACCCGACTTTCACTTAGTCTTCTCAAACCATTTTCTTCCGCTTCTTAACGGTCGTCCAATCATCATCTACAACTCAGATTTTGATACGCGCTTAATTATCCAATCTTTGGATAAGCACTGTAACGCTGCTTACGTCCAATCCGTTCACGATTTGTTTTTCAAGTTCTGTGTTCCTCAGTGTGCAATGCTTTGGTATGCAGAGTTCTTTGGTGTTTGGAATGAACACCATGAAGATTACAAGTGGCAATCACTTTCCAACGCTTGCGCTCAACAGAATGTTGATGTGTCTGACTTAACGGCGCACCGTGCACTGGCTGATTGTGAAATGACTCGTCGATTAATTCACGCCGTTAACTCACAGATTGAAAACCAAAACAATCAAAACTGTGACAGCGTCACCAAGCCTAGTTCAGAGGCTTAATCCATGAACGAAGCTCAAATCATCTATTACGACTTGCTGCCTGACTACACGGTGTCTGTGTTGGTCAAAGGTTGCGACGAATGGGATTTGCTTAAATCCATGTCTCATCTTGAGTCTTGGGCTTCGTCTCAGTTCGCTTCTTATGAGTTGGTGTCCATCACCAACACGACCGTTGAACAACGTATCAATATGGGGGTGTTCGATGACTACTGCAACTAACATCCTTAAAAGTTTCGATGAGCAAAGCGTTCATATTGATTACCTGTGTTTTACGTTTGCTGTGAAAGACTTACGTCATTGTCACGATGCGGTTCGTCGATTGCACAAGCATGAGGAATACAAAGGCTTTGCCAAATCTGGACTGTTACAGCGTCACTGCTGTGCACCTAAGTTCCCTGCTCCACCTGTGTTTAATCCGACGGTCGCTCAGACTTCCGACGAGATTGATGCGTACAACAAAGCATTTGATATCTGTTATCGCAATTACTTGGAAGACTGCTTGCGCATCTTCACCAACCAAGTGCTTGGTTTGTCGCTGTCTGCGCCTCGCGGTTTGGGTTTCCAGTTCTACACCGAATCCATGAAACTGACTTCGCCAGATGGTGAGGACTTCTGCGGCTTCGTTGGTATCGGCGGTAACAATGACACGGTGCATTTCCAAATCAACGGAACGGGATGCAAGCATGTATTTGCCCGTCGTCCTACGTGGTCGCTACATGACTGGCTGACCAATGTGCTTGGTGTGCAAACTTTGGCGCGTGTTGACTTGGCCTATGACGATTACGACGGGATTTTTGATTGCGAATACGCTTACAAGGCGTGGCGTGACGACTGTTTCCGCACCGCAGAACGTGGTCGTGGCCCTGTGCTTCATGAAGATATGACCATTGCCAGTATCGGCAAAGACGGCAAACCGATTTACACCAAAGAGCAATACTCGATTGGTTCGCGTACCTCGCGCATTTACTGGCGTATCTACAACAAGGCTCTTGAGCAGAAACTCGCGAACACTGGCCTTGTCTGGTATCGCTCTGAGGTCGAGCTTAAAAAATGGAATGTTGATGTGTTGCTGAATCCTGCTGGCGCGTATGCCGCGCTCAATGATTTCGCAGCCTCGATTTCTACTGCAAAGAAATTCAATACCAAACCTGTCCCGACTAAACGCGCGGCGTTAGACCTGTTGGCCTCTGCGCACTGGATGCGCCGCCAGTACGGGAAAATCCTTAATTCACTTATTGAATTCCATGAGGGCGACATTGAAACCGTGGTCGGTTCCCTTGTCCGTGATGGAACGAAATTCACCTTCCCCGATACCTACGGCAAGTTGGTGACTCACATATTGGAGACTTAACAAATGGCTAAATCCGTTTTTGTACTTGGCATGGATATCACTTGGAACTCAGCACGTGGCGACAGTGCTCAACTGAACGTGTCACGACCTCTACGTGAAATCAACTCGGAGAAATTCAAACGCCGCACTATCGGTGAATCCGGTGATGTGAATCCCCAATGGATCAACCTTTGATGATTGACCATGAATATGCCCTGCTTCTTGAGCGCACTGGCGCTCTCGTTCCTCGCCGTGAATACCAATTGCGCTTGGAGATTAACCCAGAAGACCCATTGGCAGGCGCTATCGTGACTGAGCTTATTCCAGTCGACCAAGAAATTAAGAAGCACTTCGAGGCTTCAATGAAACCCGTTCAAGGCTAAAAAATGTCTGTATGCGTCACCGTCGTTAACCAGTATGGCAATTTGAAAGCAACGAAAACGCCTGTTGCGGATTGCCAAGAATACGTGCTGATTTCGGCGGTGGACTACCAAGAATATAAGGAGCCAGTCCTCTTCAACGGTGACTTGTTCCTGTATGTCAGTGGCGTGCTCTTGATCAACATGGTCGTTGGTCACTGGGTGGGTCGTGTTGTTCGCCTTATGAGTAAAAGGTAAATCTTATGAAAAAACTAGAACTTGTTGTAAATAACGTAAAACACGCAGTAGTAAACAAAAAGACCGCAGCTGGCGCTGCTCTTATGGTCGCGTCTGTCTCTCCGGCGTTCGCTGAAGTCGATATCACGGGCGCAATCAACTCTGCGGTATCCGGTGGTCAAGCTAACGTATCACTGGTTGTGGCGGGGCTGATTGGTATGGCTGCACTGGGCTTTGGTGTGACCATGGTTGTTGGCTTCTTACGTCGCTAACGGTTCACCTCTATGCCTCCTTTATCGGGTAATTTACTTGGAGATGTTCTCGCTATCGTTCTAGGTGTTGCCTTTGCGGGGGCATTCCTCCACGGCTTTGTGAGTGGCATCAATACTCACTAATCAACGGATAAAGGGGGCTTCGGCTCCCTTTTTTATTGGTTTTATACAATGAATCACTATCTCCGTTTTTTTATTGCCCTTGTTATTCTGTGTGCTAGTAGTCATACGTATGCTTTAGAAGCGCGTATTGGTTATATGCAAATGAGGGGTTGTGGCTCTCAAGGTGATTGGGTTGACCCTTACAAGGTGAATACTTGTTTTTTGGATACTGGGTATTTCGACTCATGCACATTTGAGAAGACACCCTATTCTGATGCTCGCTATCCCTATCAAACGGTTTGTGATAATGGGCTCGGTCTTGCTTATTACGAGGTTCGTTGTCCAGAAAATAGCGAATTTGATCCCTCCACCTTACGTTGTAAATCGGTCTGTGAATATGGTGAGAACCCTGACGGCACCTGTATGGATGCTTGCCAGTTCAAACAGTCCATTGGCGATACGGTGAAATTGCATTGGCATCCTGCGGTCTACGGCGAACTGGTGACGGGCGCGTGCTACGGTGACTACGGTGCGACTCGATGTGAAATGACCAAAAACGAATCCACCATTATTTGTACTGGCGTTCCTGATGGACAGTACACGCCCGACTCTCAATGCTCTCTGCGCTTTGCTTACACTGGACGTCAGTGTGACGGTGGCACACTTTTCTGGGGTGTGAATGGGCCTGATGAACCCATCATTCCACCGGATACGCCAGAAGACCCAACCCATGACCCCGATGACCCAACCGATGAGATTGAAGACCCAACTGTCCTACCCGATGATTCAACCAACACGGTCAATCCCGGTGTCGTTGATGATAAACCGGACGTAGAAGACCCTGACACGGATGAATCGACAGACACGGCAGTCCTTTCTGCTATTAAAGGGCTTAACGTGGATGTGAACAAAGGCATTCATGATCTTAACGTCGATATCAACCAGTCACACGCTGACATCACCAACGCGGTGATTGATGTGAAAGGCTCTTTGGTCGATAACACCCAAGCCATTCAAGAGCAGCAAATCAATGACAACAAGATTTATAACAACACCAAGCACTCATCCAACAGGCCAACGGCGATATCACTACGGCAGTGAACAACAATACCAACGCCACCATTGGTATTCGTAACGATTTAAAAGGGCTTGGTGATTCCATGGGCGAACTCGATAGCAGCTTAAATGCGATTGAGGGTCTACTGACTGGCTCAGAGTTTGGCACACCTACGGGCACCGCTATCACTGGCGAAATCTTCACGGCAGAAGACTTTGCCAACCTGCAAACCACGATAGATGAAAAAGCCGAATCCATCCAAGTCTATGTGGACGACATCAAAGGCTTAATCACTATCGGCACCAACTTCAACAACGGCACATTAAGCGACAAGTCTTTTAACATCAAAGGCGCAACCGTTGAATCAGGACTACAGCGTTTTGATGCGGTATCGGGCTACGTGCGCCCTGTCGTGCTGTTCATTTGTGCCTTAATCGCCCTTTGGGTTCTGTTTGGTAATCGGAGTAAATAACATGGAATACATCTACTCAGCATTAGAGTTTATTGCCAACATTGGGCAAACCTTTCTCGACTTCTTTGATGTGGCGATTGAATGGATAAAGAACGCGTTTGAATACGGCGCGATGTGGCTTATCTCAGTATGGCTCGATATCAAGATTGCTCGATACAAATCGCACTCAAGATTGCGCAGCTGCTGCTCGAAGAATATGGCGTCTATACGCTTGTCGAAGACCGCTTTAATGCGCTTCCCTCTGATGTCCGTTATATCTTGACCGAATACGGCGTCACCTCTGGGCTACGTGTCATCTTTGATGCGTTCGCTACGTCTTTAGTTATGCGTTTCTTTAACTGGTGATTGAATGGCTACTTCATTTCGATACGGTCACGGTGGCTCTTACAAATCGCTTGCGCCGTGTGGTTTGACTTACTGCCTGCACTGCGTGAAGGTCGAATTTGCATTACGAACATTCATGGCATGCAGCCACTTGAAGTGATTGAACAACGCCTTGGTGAGAAGTTTCCTGATACGGCTCGGCTCATTCGCATTAGCTCTCGCAATCCTGAAGGCTTCGAGCTTTGGAAATACTTCTTCTGTTGGGCACCCATTGGGGCATTCATCCTCATTGATGAGTGTCAGCAAATCTTCTCGGTCAATGCAGGTTTCAAAATGGCGAACATACACAAGCGCCCTTTTACTGACTTTGAGCCTCACTTACCGGAAGGATTCTCCGAGCTGTTTCACTCTCGTTGGCTAACGATTGATACGTCCAGTTTGGACAATGGCGAGATAGACGATTGCCAACGCACACGTTTTGATGAGCAAGGACGCATCATCTATCCCGAGAACTTTAACAACGCCTTTATGGAGCACCGGCACTACAACTGGGACATTGTGTTGCTCACGCCTGACTTTGCTCAAATCCCGAAAGAGTTAAAAGGTGTCGCGGAGTTGGCCAAGCAACATAAGGGGAAAGATGGGATCTTCTTTTCCAACCGCAAACCGCGCATCTTGGAGCATGACCCAACTCGAACGGTCACCAAACCAAGCAAAGACGATGTGGTTTATAACCTCAAGGTGCCGCTTGATGTCCACCTACTCTACGCCTCGACTGTCACGGGGCAAATCACCAAGTCGGGGCTTGGAAAGAACATCTTTCTTAACCCGAAATTCTTAGCAGCTATGGCACTGGTCGTGCTTTCATTTGGGTACTTAGTTTATGCGCTTATTGGTATGGTTTCTGATTCTGAGACGACAACTGCGGAAGGAACGCAGCTTCATCAAACTTCGCAGCAAAGTGGCGTTTCGACTTCGCAAGGTCAAGCACGTCCTGGCCAAAGTGGTTCGCCTGGTTCTGTCATGGGTTCTAGTGGTTCTGGCTGTACGGGTTCTGGTTGCGGGAATGAGTCTTATCATGACGTAGGCACCGTTCCGGCTTGGTTCCCACTGGCGAACTCAGAAAGTATCTATGTCTCTGCCGTGGAACGTTGGCACAAAGCCACCTCGATACACGTCAACGTGCATTTTGAGGTTGTCACACCGCGCGGTGTGACTTACCTCGATGACGGATTCCTAAATAAGTTGGGCGTCAAGATGGAATATCTGGACGATTGCCTCGTCCAGCTGTCTCGCGGCGCATCCAACTTCTATGTCACGTGTTCGCCGTATGAGCAATATGCGCAACGACAAGAGCAAGATATTGAACTCAAACCTGTTGGCGGTTTGTTTAGTGGAGACGAAACCTAATGAATGAATACGTAACGCATGGACAGCTGGTTGAAATCATCGAGCTGTTTGATCATCTCTCGATAGTGAACGCAGTCATTGTGGTGCTCGCGTATGACCTTGCGAGATACCTCCTAGGCAAACTGGTCGACTACTTCAATTAAAGGCACGGTGCCAGCCCCGCAGGATAAGGAGTTGCGGAGCGACGACGAGGCACCAAGCCGCCCGCATTAGCAAAACCTAGCCTCATCACTTAATCGGCGCGGTTAGCAGCCCAAAGCCACTTGGATGCTGCCGCCCTCCTTCCTGCTAGACCAGCCTCGCAGAGACTATCCACACCAAAGGCGCGTTAACCTACCGGAACGCTGCATACTCACAACGTCAAAGCTTTGCGAGTGTCGAGCAATGCTTATTCTTCTTTTCTGGGTTTTCTCCGACGGACGCGCGGAGCAAGTGAGGACGGGCTAGGACGATTGCGCGACGTGCGGCGGGAGGTCAAACCCCCGAATCTGTATTACGGGGGTAAATTCCACCAACTTTCAATGGTTGATACGCTATCCCATATAATAAACAATCCGTATACTATTGAAATATCGAATT